TGGTATAAGCCAGCGTAACGGATAAAGTAGAGCCGCTGTAACGCGGCACAAGTCTTAGCATCAACGTACACGGCACTCCCTGTAACCTTGTACGAATCAACCATGATTTGGTTTGATACAGTTGCTTCTTGGACACCGTAGTTCGTTGCGTGCTGAATCCGTTTACAGGCGAAGTAAAGCCAACCGTCGTCGTCGACGGCCTTGCAGCGGTCCGACAATTCTTGTCGGGAACATTTGGTAATTTCGTGGCCGTGCTCATACATTAATGCAACGATTCGGGCAGGTTTAAGTCCGAAGATATAGTCGTCCCACATGGTTGAGTCTCCGTGGTGAAGGCAATGAGCAGCGACCGTCCATCCATCAGCACCACTAAGGTCGCATTGAAACATCCAGTGGTCATCATCTGCCAGATAAAGTTTACGCAGCTTCTTAGTGATAGTCTGCAGGTTCGCACCCGAACCCGTTGGGCTCGTGTAACAAGTAAGTCTCCCAGTCTCTGTGCCGACAAGATTGTACCCGCATCGCACGCGACCGTCAGGATCGGTTTCAATTTCCAACGTTTCTGCAAGGCTTTCAAGTCTTCGGTGAAGCAACACATCGGATAGGAATGGGTCATGTGGAAATTTCTTTTTGAGTTTTAACAATGCGTCGACATCTGTCGTAACTTTCTTTCCAGGTCCCCGACCTTTATACATCTCCGGGTAACCCTTCTGCGTGTAAAGAACTTTCTTGAGTTTGGTTGCCGAGATGCTGCCCTTAGCACCCAACATGCTAAGTCCAGCACTAAGCTGGAGACGAGAACTGGACTCTGACATCGCACACTTAACGTTAGCAAGCTCATCTTTGGCGAGTACAGAGTCGTAGCGTATGCCTCGAAGTTCCATATATAATAAGGGTGATAGGAGTGACACGTTAAAGTTATAGTGCCTAGCCCCTTCACCTCTAATCGCTGCGTCCTGTGCGGTACATGCTTCGATCGTGACACACGCGTCTCGGGCGCAGTAACGTTGGAGTGTTTCGGAGTCATCGACTTTACGTTCGAATTTATAGTATGGTTCTCTTGTCCAAATGGACGCCTGTGTTGCTAACCCCTTGGGAAGTTCGGGATATACTTCCCACGACTTAAGCATAGTATCCTCCACCACGTTTCGAATAAGCATATGATAACCATAAGCTAGGACGAACCTATCGTAAAGGGAGTTTTGTAACACTTTTGGGACATCAGCACGGTAAAGGACTCTTGAGAGACTTCTATATATCCGTCCTTGACTCTCCTCCGAGTACTTTGACCAAGCAATGGTGAAACCGTAACCACTCTCCCTTGAGCACGCGCAGCAAGGAAATGCGTCAAGTCCCCCTTCAATGTCGAAGGAGAGCAGTACTCCAGCAGGCCAGGTATCGAGACGGACACAGATGTCATCGGCGGTTAGGTTGATATCGAGGGTGCGTTGTGGTAGGCTGATGCTGGAAACTTCCGCTTCCTTACGGGCACGTAAGGCGTCAAATCGTAATAACACCCACTGCTTGTACTCTCGTAGAACCGCGGCGGGGTGGATGGCGGGCACAACCTTACCATAATCTGTCGCAATGATACTTCCCCGCCACGAGGTAATTCCAGTTCGTGAAGTGAGGAACCTAAGGGGCGTATTTCCAAGGGCGAGTATTGCATTAGGTAGAAACGAATCCAGTTCATCTTTTAACTTCTCCCATCCTGCGAGGACTAGATGGTGGCCGAACCCCCAGTTCTCTATTTTGTTGTCAGGTGGACGAAAGCGACATATATTACCCACGAGACAAGCACTGCGTAAAATACCAACAGAAGAAAGTATGCTGTCAAGCAGCCGACCGGAGGCCCCCACGAACGGACGTCCATAAGCTTCTTCCTCCACCCCGGGCGCTTCACCGATAATGGCGAGGCGGTAGGAGACCTCGGTGGTGGGGAATTCGGTCGGAACCTCCTTGGTAGGTAGAAGGGATAGAACCGACGTTTCTGAGAGTGGGTCGTCCATTTCATTGAGGGATTACAGATTTCATTGCGTAGCGCCGTTGGATTTGGCGAATGACCGCGGAGCGGCCGGTGTCGTCAAGATCATAGAAGTCAACCTCCTCGGCTTCGGAGTTTTGGTTGTTACGATACCGATGGATTCCAGCGATTCGTAGACATTTCGTTCCGACCTCGGTGAGCCAGATAATGTAGGAATCACCTTCATACATTAGAGGTAGTCCGGGTAGAGTGCGGCGGCTCATTTCTTATACACATATTTCCAGAAGCAGATGACGTCGACGATAAGAACTAAAAGGATGAGAGTAGATACAACAAGGTGCGCGATTTCTAGTTTCATACAAACTCCACATTAGTTCCGTGGAGCAGTGCATACGCGGCCTTCACGTGTTCTAGTCCACGGTTAAAATGTCTCATGTTTATCTCTACTCCGAACGGAACAAGTCCGCAATTAATGGCCGCACGACAAGCAGACATCTCTCCACAAAACGGGTCCAGAACCTTTTGGCCGGTAAAGGCAACGGCTGAGTAAATCCACTTCCAGAGTTCGAACGGCTTCGAAAAAGGGTTGTTGTACAGGCGACGCTCCGCTGCGAAGTCTCCCATCCACACTGAAGAGGGTTGTTGGGAGCGGAGGACAGTTGACTCATCTCTACGTAGAACCATGATACTTTCATAATTTTTGGTGAAGTTGTATTGCGCGGCTGAGTTACGACAGGCGGAGGTTTTATACGCTATCAACGGCCAACGTTGAACTTTCCAACCGATCGCTTCCGCGGTTGCTTGAAGATACTCATGCCAGTCGAGGTCATAGAAGAACACACAGAACCCACCCGTATCGACCAACCGAAACGCCTCTTTCAGGAATGGTTCCATCTGCTCGACGTTCTGTTCAACGTCGTGCTCGTGCTCCACGTCCTTTATGTTGACCATCGTATCTAGATTGTCCATGTCGATTCCGTAGGGGATGTCGGTAACGATATGATCGACCGAACCATTAGGGAGTTTTGGCAACACCTCACGGAAGTCTCCGCACACAAACATCCGACTCAATGGAACCGTCGGTGCAACGGGAATCGAACCCGTGAGGGGTGGCATAGTCCGTCCATCCTTCGCGCCTGCTGCACCGTCGCCGGCAAGGTCGATCTTGAGAGTGTCAAGGAAACTTGTTAGTGACGTCCGAGATGGTGTCGCCCGTAACTGCATCTCGGCTAGCGCCGCGTCCTCTTTGCGCTTCACGACGAGTGCGATGGCGTCGGACATATTCTCACACCCGATGATTTCCTTATCCCCACGACGAATTAGTTTCGCCAACATGATTGCGTTGCCGACCACGGAGAGGCCGTAGCCTGGACCAAGAATCGTAGCGGTCTGTTTATACCCCCATTTCATGTCCACCTCCTTCTTCAAGTGGTGGATATCAGCGACCTGTAAAACTTCTTCGTGCCACTTCGTTCGAAGCGAATAAAGGTTCTCATCCAACTCCGCTTCCTTACGTTGATGTTCCGGTACCTCATCCTCCCACACAAACCCTGGTCTTTCTGGATTCAACGTCGAGCCGTGAAATACTTTGGTAAAGCCAAGCTCCGTAAGGGCGCGAATCCTCCGTCCGCCCGCTACAAGCTCCGTCTTTTCCATAGATCGAGCTAATACTATGCAATGGATTAGACCGACGCGTTTGATACTGTCTTTGAGGCCGCTGAGGTCGCCGTATTCTTTACGGTAACGTTCACCGATATAGATGTTAGAGATGGGTAGTTCAATCATGGCGACGAAATTCAAAGACCATTAGGTCGGATTGAAGGATTTTGTGTCCGATAAGGCTGACCGGCTTCCAGGGACCGGGAGTTGGTTTACGAACCTTTCGAGGATGTTCTTCAGCGAACGACATTGAGTGTCCACACGAGAAGTAATATCCGGGACAGTCGAATCCATCACCGTTTAGGTCGATATGCCGGACCTCGTCCCCCTTTTGTCTTAAATCACCTGCTTTTAGTTTTAACATAATTACGACAGCGGGTTTTCTACGGCCGTCCTGTCAGCGCCGGAATTGTTACGTGTTAAGTACCGGACCTACGACTTGCTTGTCCATCTCGCGGTACGCTGCTGCGAGAGCAACGTTGACACCACGCTTCTGTTCACCGATCTTGTTTAGCTTCATCCGTATTTCCACCTCTTGAGTGGAGAGTGAGGACAGATATTGTCGGTTGAAGGCGATGATGTCGGCGAGTTCCTGGATACGCTCTTTGCGGACCGGAATCGAAGTCTCCTTTTTCGACTTCGGAGTCTTCTTTGGTTTCGACTTCACGTCGTCACTTTCCTTATCCGTCGCACCTTGTTGGAGCGAACCCCACTACCTTCTGGGTATTCGCTGATGTAGACGTTGGCAACGACTCTGCGTCCCAACGATCCCTCGACTACGGCACGGTTGAATATGGGACGTGTAGCTTTTACCGTCCCAAATATCGCGTCCATCGCGGCAGCGATGTTGCGTTTGAACCCTTCTGGGTCCGTGCTTGTGTCGGTTGGTTGTAGTGCGATGTTGTTGACAAAGAAGGTTGCAGACGACATCTCTCTACCATCTGTAGCCGTAACTGGATCAACGGTTTTCAACGTCAGGTTCCAGTTGTGGCCTGTACGTGCTTTGTTTGGTTCAACCGCCGAGGCTGTGATCTGACACTCATAATCCCCATCACTGACGAGGGGCATAGTGGTGTCAACCCCTGCCATTGGGATTGAAACGTTTAATGGGTCTTCCATTAGTTTGTTTTTTCTATTGTTGGTTGTTGTGGTTGTTGGACAGGTACGACTGTCGGCGGTTCTGGGGAAATCGTTGCGACGAGTGCGTCTTGGGTGAGGACCGCAGGAAGGGTCGAGAACTCGGACGAACGCTTCAGGTGTTCTTGACGGACGTTGCCAAGCATTCTGACGTTCCAAGTGTGCTTATGGGTGAGTCCTTCCTCGTTCACCTCGCATCGCCAGACGTCCGAGAATAGAACTGGAAACTTCTCTCGAATGGAACCATCGACGGCGATCTGGTATTTGTAGATTCCGTCGGACTCATCCCGCTCCTTGTTCTCGTGGGCGATCATGATGAGTTTCTTACCTGACTGTCGGAGCTGTAGGATTATGGACTTCCATGTGATCACCAAATCTCCCCACTGTTTGAACCCTTCGAGGCGAACGTTAGCGTCACTAGTTGCGTTACAGATACGGGCCTTGATGATGTCCTCGATGAAGGTTGCTGAGTCTAGTATGATGACGTCGACATCCTTGGACTCTATTGCGGCTGAAATCTTGTTCATCATCCTTGGGTACCGCAGAGCAGGCGGGACGGGTTTTCCATCCTCGTCCGGAGTGGCCGTGTCGAAGCCGACGATATTGGATGACTTACATATTTTCTCAAGGTAGTCTTTTCCTGATTTGAAGTTCAGATCGGCTACGAATACATACGACTTCGGCCAGAGTCGCATGGCAAGAACCGTCTTGCCGACGCCGGCACCACCAGTAATAAGGATCGCGGTACCGAGATTAGAGTTGAATGATTTAAGTGGTTGCATTAGTGTTCGTGCATTGGGTTCCAAGTTACGTCACGATATAATTCCGACGCTAGGTCGTCCGCACGCTGGTGACGGGGCAGCGCACAGTTCTCATGGTAATCACAGGAGGGACACGGACTCTTAAACGACAACGCAACTTGTGGAAAGAAACCGTTGACAAGACATTGAATAAACGAGCTGACGTGAGCTTTGATATTGTCCTCGAACTCAGCGATCAGATCGGGATTGTAGAAGTACGTTCGACGATTGTATTCGGTTCCTTTACCAGTCTTGGTCGGCACCCTCACAATCACTGCGTTGAGGATAAGTCCAGCGACCGGAACTCCAAGGAGTTTCTGTAGCGCCCAACAATAGCCTCTGGTTTGTAGAGATAATCTAAAGTTCTCCTCGAACTCTTGTCCACCACGACTCGAAGTCTTGTCGTCCATGACGAAGTATTGTCCGTTCTGCACAAGCGCGGAGTCAACTCGGCCGGTGTAGATCACATGGATGTTTCTAACATAGACATCAATGTTCCCAATCTTTATCCGTCGATTCACCGCGACTGTCATTAACGGAACCTTAAATGGCCGTTCAATAAGCGGTGCTCCGTCAGAATAGACCAGTTGCTCACGCAACCCATCCCCTTTGTAACGGACTTCATACTGTGCCATTACCTTCTCCATCATTTCACTGTTACGATGATCCGATGTGGAGCAAGGATACGACACGAAATGTTCTGCAATCTTGTCTGCCTTGAACCGTGCGAATTCCTCCGTGAATCCGATGATGAGACGTTTTGCGTCGAGCGCGTGAAAGAGATGCCCGAACGTCATAGCCGATTGATCGCGACAGGATTCGCGTCCTTTGACGGAATAGTTCTCCGCCTTACGGGGGCAGATCATGAAGTTAGATAATGAACTATAGTCCAACTCCATCACGTAGTCATCGGGATGGTCGGGGGACCGAGTCATCAACTCGCGCTTCGGCCAGTTGTTCCTCGCGGGGCCAACCGACGATACTGGTATAGAAACACTTAATGGGTCAAGCATGTTGTTTGCCTTTGCGGTAACCGCGTTTTGGACGTTTGGGTTTGGTTGATATACTCCGGTTCACCCAGTCTACAGGAGTGATACCCGACTTCAATAGTCGCGCATTACACGCGGCACGGAATAGGTCGGAGTTTATGTGTAGGACCTCTGGGAGTTCGGTCGATTCGAGTAATGGGAAACCGTTATGTTTTTTCACTTCCTTGTGAACGCAAAGTCCCTTCCTGTCTTACCACCGCTCTTGCGCTTCTGACTTAGTGCGGCTGCAACCGCCTGCTTATCCGCGGTTGCTTTACCGAACTTCTTTCTCGTCTTCTCATACGTTTTCCCTTTATGAAACTCCGATATGTTCGACGACACAACTTCTTTACTAGTACCCTTTCGGAGTGGCATGTTTACCTCCTCTACTCTCGGGGCTGTGTCTCTCTTGACGTCCCTTTTGATACTCATGTTCTCCGCTTCCAGGTTTGTGTACTCCGTGGACGGTATGATACATGCCAGGACCTTTCTTCTCTGCGTCGTGACGCATCAATTCCGCACCCTCTGGCCCGTGGGCCACTTGGTAGTGTCGTTTTAGTTCTTCTTTTCTACTCATTTTTTACTCCTTCTGTTCTAACTGCGCTAACAGTTCTAATGCTCTGTCTAAATTACTCTGCTTTCTTGGTTTTGGTGCGCCGTCCCCCTTTAGTGCGGCCTTTCGACTCTGGGCACTCGACCTTAGCGTCGAGCACCGCTTTATGAAGTCCACCAACTCCTCGTTCGTCATGTTGTGGACTAGAGTTTCCTCCGCTATTAGTGCTTCCAGCGGCGCATCTATCCACGAAAACGAGCCTGTTAAAGATGTCTTCGAGGACTGGGAAGGGGTCACTGAGTCCTCCTTCAATGGGTTCGATATTATGTAGTCGTTTGAGTTCATCTACGAATTTCTTAAATAGGTTTGATAGGATTTTGTCTTGCATACCGGCGAGATAGAATCGACGGGTGACAAAGACGTAGTCTTGAGCATCGACACGAGCGAGGATACACTTGAGGCGACGCTCCTTTGGGTAGGGATTGTTAAACATAGCATATTATATCAGTACTAACGAGCCGTCAGGACGGTTAAGCCTTTCGACATTTTCACGGGTTGGGAGCAGAGTAAGATCGGGTGGACGCTGAATCATAATGGGTCCGACGAGGCGGCCACGGGAAAGTAGAACCTCAAATGCTGTGATGTCCTCAAGTTCGAGGGTGGTGAACCGTAACGTGCTGTCGCTCACCGACTCTGTGCCGGTGAGAACAGAATTAACCTTCTCAGAGGTACCAATATAGACCTGCTCGTCGTCGAACTTGAAAATGACCTCGGAATACCACCGCATCAAATCTTCGTGGCTAATATCGTCGTGCTCAATTGGATACCTGAATGTAAGACACCCACGCATCGCGTCACGTGCTCTTGAGACAACGGAGATCGGTGCCATGTTGATCGGTCGATAAACATAAGGTCTTGGATGTTGTCGATACGCCGAGATTAACATATCACGGTATTTCAACCACGCTGGTAACGACGCCCTCGGATTTCCTGCCAGGTTCCTTGGCTGTAGTCGGTCTAGTTTCATAGGTCTAATAATTTCAGTGCGAGTCGCAGAGCGTTCTTAGGTTTCGGCTTTTGTCGTTCAAGTAGTCGTTGTCTTGCTGCGTCGCCATAGCGACCCTCCAAAATGTAGTGCTTAATACGTCGATCTGTTAGAACTCGACCTGCCGGATTATCGTTCCAATATCCGCTACGCATCGGGTTTCGTAATCAACCGCAGTCGCAGTCGTAAACATGCATCATAACCTGCCAAGAAGTAATCCCATGGTCCTTTCGACCTCAGTATTCTTCGGTCAAGCTCCGCCTGAAACGCTACCTTGCAGTGCTCTTGTAACTTCTTAATTTCTTCGTCTGTTAAATCTCTAAGTGTCATGATAGGTTTTCCCCGCCGCGAGAGTCCCTCCGGCCAGAGGCGTTTTATTATCCGCCAATACCTTTTTGGGCTTGGTGCCCTCTCGCGCTTCGCCAGTTACAGTCGAGCATTCGTTTGCACAGCCCTTGGTGGAACCTCTAGCTCCCTTTTGCACCTCTGTAATCAACTCGGCCAGCACAGGCACGGGGAAAATATTTTTCATACTCTAAAGACATGACGAACACGAGGGGAGTAGTTCTCGCCTTCACGATATGCATACTTGGTGTCGCATCCCTCTAATCGTTTTTGATCGTTCATCATGTCTTTAGAATATGCACCGATATTTGGGCGTCGGTGCCAGCGTCCCGTCTTTCTGAAACCACTAACGCAGGTTGCATATAAGGACTAACCATGTCTCGTTTGGACCCTGTGGGAATCCAAATTCATAACTCAAGTTTTGCCTCCGCTTGTCGAATTGCGATGTTCTTTAAGTGTCGTTGCAACGCCTGAACTCCTCGTGCGAGTCCTTCCAACGTTGGCTTACCGTCAGGGCCACGTTGCACGGTATACCCTGGCACGTTATCCTCTATATACTCGGCACTCTTAACCTCCCTACCCTCGGCAATAAACTTGTTCGCTGCGTCTATTGCGGCTTGTGAAATCTTACCACCGCCTGACGTCTGGATCGACTGATAGAACGGCACCTCTCGCGCCTTCTTCATCAACGTCGATTCAATCTCTCGTCGTAAATCCTTGTGCTCGTCCCATAGTTGACCAAGGTATGCGATGTCCGTTGGCACGACGGGTTTGTCGTCCGTCCCATTGTTCTTCTTTGGAAACCTCTCAATGAAACTCTTTGCGGTTTCACGATAGAGTCTCGGTAGAAAGTTTCTTGCAACGCAGTCCGAGTTAAATCCGTCCAGCACGCCGCCGGTAATACCAACCATCTTATCGCCTTCTTCGTAATTCGACGGCACTGGATGCGTGACCGTCACGTTTCCATAAAGCACGTCCGTCTCACGTTCCTTCATCTGTATCTACTCCTTTAAGTGGAATACTAAATTCTTCTGGTTCGGGGACGAACATAGTTAGAAAATGACAAAGCGCAGCATACAAACAAAACCTATTCATCCATTTTTTTGTCAATGCTGCCTGTGCACCGTCGCTAAACACTTTGTGAAGACGACTGATCTCTAGTGCTAGCGACGGCTCAGGCATTGGTTTACAGTGTCAGACCACCTGCTGACGTCTTCTGGGACATTGCGGTGAATGATCCACCTTCGAGTGGTGGTGGAGTAAACGAACTCATGTTCTCACGCCGCTCATAATCGTGGGTTGAACCTTCTAGCCAGTTAAAAATGGCTGTTTCTATCTCGGTTGGAGTAGCCGAACGGGGATCACCACTAAGGTCTTTCAAGTTCAGTATCGAACCATACGCTTCTGCTATCCGAGGTTCATCGTCAACCTTGACACAGTATTTCATATTTTACCTCCGTTTTGATGGGTTGGCCTTTGAGCAACTTACCATCATCACGGAAATTTGCAAGATTGTATAATGTAACAATCCGCCGATTCCGTAATTTTCATTTAGCAGAGGATCACGGAGCAGAGAATTTGACCTCGCTAAATCCTTCAAAGGTTATCTTGACCTCCTTCCAGTTGTCCGAGAATGGACGGTTGATGTATACCGACTTAACGATTGGGTTCTTGATATCGTCGGCAACATCAAACCTCACGGAATGTGTGCAATCCTTGTTTTTCTTTAGTGTTATTGTTGTTGGTGTTGTTGTCATGGTTTTTGCTTCATTGAAACCAATATATATTGGCTTCATTCCTACTGCTCTGAGGGCTTCGTCTAAGTTTATTTCACCGTTCATGTGTTGAGATGGTAATGGTCCAAGTATGCTTCTCTCCGAACTACGCGAATGTCGTCCTCGTTCAACGGCACCTCGCCGTGGTCTTCGTAGAACGCTCTTTCCAACAAACCTCGTCGGGCGTTGTCGGACCTGGCGTATTCAAAGTGGTGGTAAAGTTGTGTGCTGGTCCCGATAAACCCGCAAGCGCACGCTTTAAGTGTTGGGTGTAGTTTTTTGATTTTCATTTAAATCACGCTCCGATCCACTGAACCAGTGACCGTCGTCAAAGACTATCATTATCATGCCATAACCGGCATGGACGACTTTTCCCCACCTGCCATCGCGTAACTGCACGCGGCTGCCGATGAGTTCCTTATGTTGATACCTATTTGATGGTGGTTTCGTTGTCATAGATTTATCGTCGGGTTGTGGCTGGTTGTGGAACGTAAGCAGGCCACCGATCGTACGTTACGGTTCGTGGTGGTAGCGATGGGTCACGCGAAACGCAACCGATCGATAGAAGAACCAAAACGAGAAGTATGGACTTCATCGTTAAACCTTTCCCGTTCCGTGACATTTTAGGCAGGTCACGCCAAAGTGTTTCATTTTGCCAGTGCCCTCGCACCAATCACAGGTTCGCTGGCCTTTAACCCACTGTTCTCGTTGCCATATCTGCAACGCCGCGCCACCGCGCGGACATCTAACGGTTTTATTTTTGGTCATATTCCTAACATCTCCAATGCTTTTTGTAAAACGCTCTTGCGTTTTGGTTTTGGTTTACTTTCCTTCTCTTTCGACGTTCGATAAAGCGGGCCGGGTGCGCCTGAATTTCCACCCCAATGAAAGTTCTTCACGTGCCCGATAAGGGCGTCACCGTTTGGCAATAGGAACCACGCTTGAACTCCATCGGTTGCGATGCATGTCATCGTTGGAAACACCTCAAAGAACCCATCAATCTCACCAGCTGTTGGTGTGGTAGGTCTCCACTTGTCAAACTCTTTTCTACCAATCCACAACCCATGCTTCGCTACCAATGCGATTAGTGCGTCGCGGTTCTGTCTATCCACCTCATCGCGCTCTATGGTTTCGAATTCGGTCATGACTTTGGTTTTCGTTTCCGCGCTGGTTCTAGCTTATAGGTTTTCTCTCCCACGACTGCGGGGATACCGGGCCAGAACTCGTAAAGGTAAATCCTTCTCTTGTCGCCAGAATTGTGTGTGATCGACGGGTTGATAATCTTCGCCAAACAATACGAGGCTTCGCCCGTTTTATTCTTTGGACCGATCTCGCCGACGACCGCTGGACATTCAACATTGGTTTCAAGGTTCGTGAGGCGCGCCTGACATCCCATCACGACTCCTTTGACCATCGAGCGAATCTGCGGTGGGATAACAATGTATTTATCCACGTCCGCATTGAGATACTTTCCACTATTGTAATATGCTGTTTTCGGTTGGTAATGCGGGTCGCCATAACTCGGTCCGCATCCATCATTACAAATATCCAGATTGCTCGTAAACCTTACAATCTCGTAATGGGTAGAAATGTCTGACTCATCGGATTCCCTGTGGTGAATCTCGACGCCGCCGATTGTTAATAACGTTTTCATTTTGGTGGGCACAACGTTAGGGAAAACTGGTGTTTTGCCTTCTCTTTTGCCAACTCCTCCTCAAGTCGCACAATTTCTACCTCTTGGGACTGGCAATAGAGTTCCAGCCGCTCCATACGAGCAAGCAAACCCTCCTTGCCACCCCAGAATCTAGTTAATTCTTCCACCTGTTTTTCAGTTCTTGGTGTGCTCATATATTAGTCATCCATTCATTCCATTTCCACACTAGCCTCCGCCACGCGTAGACTATCGTATATATTATGTTTTTCATAGTTTTAGTTCTTGATCCACTCGTAGGATGACTCAATCCATGAGTTCCATCCTTCGAAACGAAAGAGTGCCAGCGCCTTACCCGCATCGGCGAATGTTTCGTAGGTTTTGTGGCTGCGATGCCGTTCACCGTGCCACGTGTATATGATAGTATATATTCTTTTCATTTTAGGTTTCATTTTAGGTTTATTTCTTTTGCTCCGTAATCCGGTAGTTTGGGGGGTAGGTGAGTTATAGCCATCCCCTATGCCTCCTAGACGGAGCATGGCCTTCGGTGGCCTCATATCTCCTTATGGTATATAATTTTTTTTTTTTTTAACCAGAGGGGGAATAGGGGCGCGCCACCACGCCGATGCTCCGTCTATAGGGCATAGCCATATGCCATACCTTACCTACCCCCCAAGCTACCATTGGTAATCAATTCCTTTGCTCCGTAATAATTTGCCGATGCTCCGTAAAAGTTTGTTTTCGGCAGCGTTTTTACTAGCAGCGCGCTCGTCCCACGACCAATGTGGAACCTTGCGCGGTAATTCTGGTGCATCAAGACAAAACGGCAGCGAACCACGAGAAGTCTGACCTGCAAACCAACGACGCCTCGTAGAATTATATACGGTTTTTTGAATCATGAAATTAGATTACCATCCACCCGCTTTCGAGTGGATGGTGTATCTAACCTCGGCTTAGGCTTTTCTCAAACCCTTGAGAAACTCATGGCAAGCCTCGATCGCAACCTCATCGTTGCTGGCATCAAGTTCCACGCCCAACAGAGCCGAAAGGTTTTTCAATCCTTTCGCGCCACCAGCTTTGGCCTTTTCCCAAAGAACCGTGGCCTGCTTCCGGCTGGTAACCCCCTCCGATGCGATATGCTCGCTGACCGAAACGGAGAAATTTCCGTATTTAGCCAGCGCATCGGCGAACGCAGAGCGAATAGCTTCCGCGTTTTCCGGCGAGAATTCCAAGGTTTTCCGCTTGGCGTTGCTCTCACCGAATAGCGCCTTATATGCGGTAGTTGCGCCATCTCGTTGAACGATATACCGAATTCCCGCATCAATCGCCTCAACCTGCTTATCAGGATTTAATTCACCTTGAATAACTAGATCGAAGTTACCAGTTGTGAAATCAACTTTACTCATATTTCATTTACTCCTATTAGAAGCCTCTGAATTACGAGAGCGGCGTAATTGCCGCCTTATCGCTTTCAGAAACCTCTATGGAGCATCCGAGGTTTTCAACTGCAAAAACCTTTAATCTATCAAAGAACAAAACCCAATAGAAAAACTCTATATCCCTCTATCTATTATAGCACCGAGGTTCCTTCGCCCAGAGCGGTTAGGAGATTAGTCATACTCTACCTCGCCGCGATTTTCGCCGTTTTGAAATCGTGCCACTAAAAAGGCGCCAGTATAAAGAGCGATGTTCGGGGCAACAAAACTTTTGCCACGAGCGGCGAGGAATAAATGACAATGCGCACAGATCGCAGAGGCGAGGGTGATGGGTGGTGGGAGCGAGGGCAGATGGAAATGCATTAGTGGGGCGGATAGGCGGATTACGTTGCATTTCAGAATTTTAGCCCGTGAGGGTTAGGAGGGGAAGTATGTATAATGTAACGATTTGATGGGATGGTAAGGGGGAGGGAAATGTAACAATATACATATTTGCTTTTGTGTGACGTATCAGGATAATGCCGTGTGGACGAAGTATGTCTAGGTGGAGATGTTGTTACGCTTCCACCGATTCTAACGGCGGCACCATACACTGGGCCGCAACCAACCAAAGAACATGATCGGGTTGCGATCGTTTGGAGCGTAATTTCCATAGAAGGGGAGGAGACGGAAGATGGAAGCGAAGACTGAGGGGCCGCGTGGTGGGAATTTAGAGAACCCGAACCAGTGTCCGGAGCGACGGAGGAGTGAGTTTAAGGGGTCGGAGGTCAAGCTACATCGGTTTGAGAGGGATGATACAGCGTCGGCGGGGTTGAAGAATGAGAAAGCATGGCACCGAATGGCTGCGTACATGCTGTTGGCGGGTAGAACGAATAGTGAAATAGCGTTGGGTGCGGGAGTGACGCCGGGTGAGGTGTCAATTTTGAGGGCGCAACGGTGGTTTCAAGAGCTTCTCGCGGTACTTTCGAACGAAGAGGGCGGTGAAGTCCTCGGAGTTATTAAGGGTGAGGCATTGAAGTCGGTAGAAACGATCGTCAGCATTCGCGACGACGAGTTTGTTAAGCCTCCTACCCGACTTGCAGCAGCAACCACGCTGCTTGAACATGCGTCAGGGAAGCCGGTGCAGAAGGTCGTAACGGCACGATCACACAATTTCAACCTCTCGCCACACGACGAGATGGAACAACTCCAGAAAGAGTTGGAAGCGATAAGAAACCGAGAAGGATGAGATGATTACCGATACTGAACCAGGCGTTCCGAGTTGCACGAATGTTTTTAAACCCTTTACAATCTCCGCAAGTGCGGCTGAGACGACAGTGTGGACGCCGAAGACGGGGAAAAGGTTTAGGTTGGTGGGGTATTGGTTATATTCTGACACGGCGTGCTCGTTGATTTTTAGGGACAACACCGCCGGGACCATCATCTTACGGGACGGAGTCGCCGCTGCGAATAGATCGTTCACCGGACCGACGGGTAAGGGGATTCTGTCAGCCACGGCGGGTAATCTTCTCACGTTGCAGGCCAGCGTTGCTGCCACAATAAACGGTACCGTCTTCGGTAAAGAAGAGTAGCACATGCCAGTCCTCTCCGATACCACCCTTCGGTTTGCTCTCGACCAGTCGTTGCGGGCACCGATGCCAAACATTGGTACGGACCCAATAGCTACGATCTGGCAGGACGAGCCGATGATCGTTAACGCGTCGCTATTTAATGGTGATCCATCGGTATCGACGAACTTTGTATCTGACATTTCCAACATCTTAGCGGCGACCATAACGGTCCGTAAGTTCTCACCAAACGGGCCGCTGTTAATTCAGAAGACGATCACCCCGCCGACCGGGTTCGATAATACCACAACATATGCGACGTGGTCAGCCGGTACGAATCAGCACTTCTCCTTCCAACTATCCGCGACTGACACGAATCTAGCGGTACCTTCCGACGGAACGTTAGCAATTTTTGGTATAATCTCTCTCACGACCGGGTCTCTAACCAATCCTTCCTTCACCGTCGGGGTATTTGAGGGTTTTCTTGAGAGAGGTGGTAGTATTACTTCCTCGCCGCCGGGTGTGGCTTACGTCATTAGTTTGAACGGGGCATCGGGTGCGCTTGTCCTTAACACTCTCGCTGGGTATGGTATCACCGATGCGGTCAACACCACCGACCCAAGACTCTCCGACGCCCGCGCGGCAAAAGGAATACAGACTTCAACGCCTTTCCCTATCGACAACTCGGTTAACCCAACCGACCAACAGGAGTTGTTCTTCGATGGTCCGAGCCAAACGTGGAAGCTTCGGTCGTTGGGGGCTGGGTCTGTTATTAGCGTCGGTTTGGCGTTGCCTCCAAGCGTGTTTTCGGTTACAGGCTCACCGGTATTGACGACCGGTACCCTCACAGGTTCATTCGTCGTTCAGAATGTAAACCAAGTCTTTGCAGGTCCACCAACTGGAAGCACAGGAGTGCCGATGTTTCGTGCGCTCGTGGCTGCTGACATACCATCCGGTATTCCCGCGACGGCGACTGCTCTACAGACGTTGACGACTAAACCTATTGGAAACACCGTTGATCCAACCACTGGTCAGGTTTTAACCTTTACCGCTGGCGTATGGCAGCCAACCACAGTCATACCCACCGGAACGGGGTTCACCCACATAACTGGCGGTGTGCTAGATGCTGCGGCGAGAGCGGTTGATTTGTCGAGTGCCGACGCGACCGGAACTTTGGCCGCAGCGCGTGTGCCTGCGTTCACTGGCGACGTTACGAACTCGGCTGGTTCTCTCTCGACTACGATTTCTAATTTGGCGGTTACGTATGCGAAGATGCAGAATACGTCAGCCGGTAGTGTCCTTCTCGGTCGTGGCGTAGGAGCGGCTGGTTCTCCACAAGAACTAACTTTGGGTGCTGGATTAACGATGACCACCACTATCGTTAGCACACCAGTCTTTGTTCAGAGTGGTTCAACCCACGCGATCGGTGCGGTACCGGACCCTGGCGCGGTTGGTGGAACGAGTAGATATCTACGTGAAGACGCAACGTGGCAGGTGCCGCCGGCTGGTACGGTGACGGTCACTGGCTCTCCAGTCAGTGGTAACATGACTAAGTTCAGCGGAGCGACGTCGATCACTAATGCGGTCGCTAAGGTCGATTACTGGGACACTACAATCTTCGCTGAAGGTGGCACGCATAACGCTGGTCTTGTGCCTGACCCTGGCGCAGTCTCCGGCACGACAAGATTTCTTTGTGAAAATGGAACGTGGACCGCTCCAGCAGGTTCACCAGGTGTTCCAGCTGGTGGAACAGCCGGTCAATATCTCGCCAAGATCGACGCGACCAATTACAACACCCAATGGGTAACTCCAGGTGGAGGCAATCCACCAGGCGGCTCCACTACACAAGTTCAGTACAACAACGCTGGCGCGTTTGGTGGAATCATTGGCGCGACCACCAACGGGACAATCCTGACGATGGCCGCAGGCGACTTCGCTCTAACTGACGCGTTACATACCAACGAAGCAGCACCGGCGACACCAGCGGCGGGTAAAAACATGACGTGGACGGACACGACCGACAAACGGTTCCACGACAAGAACGATGCTGGAACAATAGGAACAACGGTCGTGTCTTCATCCGCTGCGGCTAACCAGTGGGCTAACTCGGTATCGACCGCGGGTGTTATTGGCTACGCGCAACCTGCTTTTTCAAATCTAAGTGGCACAGCTACCACTGGTCAACTTCCAACCTTACCGACTTACGCCGCCGTTGGAAATGACTTTGTAGCAAGTGGTGCGTCCGCTGCTCACGGACTTGTTCCGACACCAGGCACAACCGCGGGAGCTACACGATTCCTTCGTGAAGACGCAACGTGGATGGTTCCTGCTGGTGGTGGTAACGTTTCCAATGTCGGAACGCCGACCAACCTTCAGATCGCGCAGTGGACAAGTGCAACCACCATTCAAGGTCTAGCTACAACTGGTACGGGCAACGCGGTTCTAGCAACATCGCCGACCATCACCACGCCAACTATCGCCGCACTCCCGAACCTCTCCTCCAACGGTTTTGTCAAAACTGGCGGTGGGACAGGAACTCTCAGTATTGATACCAGCACCTACCTAACCGCTAACCAAACGATCACGTTAACCGGTCCGATAACCGGTAGTGGCGCCACTTCGATTGCCACCACGATCGGGTCAGGAGTGGTAACCAACGCGATGTTGGCTAACTCTTCGATAACGATTGCAGGTGTTGTGACTGCTCTCGGTGGCACTATAACGCAAGATCAGATCACCGGACTATCGACGACTGGGATAGTTAAACGAATGGCGGCGAACACACTCACGATCGCTACAGCGAAAACCGACTACTGGGACACGTCAGATTTTGTTATGAGCGGTGCATCCGGCGCACATGGACTAGTTCCTACACCTGGAACGACGGCAGGAACAACGAGATTCCTGCGTGAGGACGCTACGTGGCAAGTGCCGGCGGGTGGTGGTACTCCGGGTGCGCCGGCAAATAGTATTCAGTTTAACAATGCGGGAGCGTTCGGCGGTAGTGCTAATTTGACTTGGACGAACGCAAGTAATTTGCTTACGCAGACTGGCACGCCAGCGGCTAATACGGTCGTAGATGGTTACATACTTACGGACACGACGGCTGCTACCGCTGGCAATCAGCAGTATTCACCCACACTCCATTTCACCGGTCAAGGCTGGAAAACGACTGCCACCGCTGCGAGTCAGTCAGTAGATTTCCGTATCTATAACGTTCCTGTCCAGGGCGCAGCCAATCCTACCGGCAACTTGACGATTGATAGTTCGGTTAACGCGGGTGCCTATGGGAACGCGACTACGATTTCAACTACTGGCCAACTTTCTGTTAATTCTAATGCAACGGGTGCCGTTCTAACATTGCAAGTTACAGCAACCGATCCCGGTGCTGGTCCAACAAATTATAATTCAATCGTGTTTAATAACGGGCATGGTGCTGGTAACTTCAAAAATCAGTTTGTCATGCAGTCTGCTGGCACAGCTAAGTATGCGTTGGGTAATGATTATGGTGGAGCTGGAGTCCAAAACTTTTTCATTTGGGATGGTGGGGCAAATAAAGACATATTTCAAATAAACGGCACAACTAGTATTGCACTTAATAATACTAATGTGCTTGGTTGGTCGGCAAGCGATGCAAGTGCAGCAGTTGATACCGGCCTTGCTCGGAACGCTGCTGCCGTGGTTGAGGTCAACAACGGCACCGCCGGCACGCTCGCCACGCTCAAAGCCTCCACCCTTAACGCCACCACCGCATTGCAGATTAACGGGGTCAGCATCTTTCCGGTCACGCCCGCCAATGGTGGACTTCCTACAGCCGGCACTGCCGGACAGGTGTTATCTAAGATTGATGGCACTAACTATAATACACAGTGGACAACTCCTATCCCTTGGCGTGCTTCCCTCACCGTGGAAAATCCCGGCACGGCAGAGAACATCTGTTTTGCGTTTACCACTACAGCCAGAACGATTACAAAAGTGATTGCCGTTGTTAAGGGAACGTCGCCTTCGGTAACCTACAACATTGGGTATGGAACTAGCGTGGCTACCTTAACCAACGTCACAACCAGCCCTGTAGCTGTTACCAATACGACAACCGGCACAACCGCAACTTTGAACAACACAGCTATTCCAGCTAACGGTTTTCTTGTGTTCACGACCAGTGCTAATGCTGGAACCGTGACTTGGATTCACGTAACGGTAGAGTGCTAATATGGCTATCGCATTGGTTCAAGTTTCGGCTGTCCTGCAAAACGGTATAGCAACGCTGCCAGCTAATTCGACTGCTGGCAATACGCTCATAATGGTTATGGGTGGAGCTACGATTACACCCCCGCCGTCGGGTTGGATAACAGGTGCGAGTGAAGGGGTTGCCGGTGCCGAAATTTTTTATTACCCGAATTGTCCAGGCGGTCAGACCAGCTTTGGAACCTGGACGAACAGCCCGTCCGATTCGGCCATAGCAGAGTTCTCAGGACTAGGCGCAACTGTTATACTCGATACATCTGCGTCGGTCGGTGGCACAACGACACCTCAAACGGCTACAACAAGCGGTAACGTTACAAGCGCAACTTCTCTGGCTGTGGGGCTACTTTGTGCGTCGCGTACGACAGCTGGCGCGGATACGCTCACGGTCGGATCGGGCTGGACGAGTGATGCGACTGACAATTCGGTATCACTTACAACTCACATTTTGCTTGAGCACCTGATTAATCCGGCAAGCGGTTCCACTTTGTCGCAAACATGCTCCTGTACGTCGTCGCATTTAAGCCAGTTTGATGTGATGATGCTTGTGCTAAAAAGCCCAACCCGACGCATTTTTATATCATCATGAAAACTAAAAAGACCAACCGAGAGATAGTAGACTTTATCAACCTCGCAGCCGTCTGGTTAAACAAAAAGGACGTGAAGGAAACGAAATTCATCTACGCCTTGAAGAAGGTAAACAAACGTATGATGCGTCTCTTCGAAATCTACCAAGAAGGCATCGAAGACATCAACGTCAAACACTGCGCCGTCGACGGAGACGGCGTCATTAAACGGGACGACCGAGGACAGTACAAATTCACCCGTGATGGGATGCAAAATCGTAACGATGAGATTCGTAAACTATCCAAGGAGTCCGTTGAGATCGAGCCGTACTACTCGAACGAAGTCCCTCTGGACCTCGACGAGGTTGATGCTGAAACCCTTGAAGGATTTGTTATTCAACCCGAACCGAAGGCAGCGTTAGCCGCATGAAACTCCCCTCTGACTGGACAGTGCGCGACTGGATCGCTATGTTGCTTGCAGTGACGGTTGCCATGACCGTTGTGTTCCCCGTCATCCTTGGTAGCTTCGGCGCACTTATCTATGGTCGGAGCGTGTTGACCGTAGAGGGTGGTGAAAATATTAAAGAACTCGCCGCCTTCCTTGCTGGTGTAGTAAGTGCTTTTTTAACAATGAAAGTGGTAGGAGGATCAAATGACAGATGACGAAAAAATTGAAACAATAAAGAAGGAACTTAACGGGTTGAGAACCGAACTCACCAGCTTACAGAAAGACCCATCACCTGCATCATGGCAGGCGGTGTTTGACCGCACCGCAAGGATGGTGGAGATGTTGGGTCCGGTCGCGAAACCCTTTACTGCTCAGGCCCCGAACTTAAGACAGGGTCCGATTGAGGAACCCGTGGCGCCGAAAGGGCTGTTCGCGCCCGAGGAAACACCGCCGGCTAAGTTTGTCACGTCGGCAAAGCATGTACCGGTTAAGCACGTCGCACACAAGAAGTAATGGAAGATAGCGTTTTACTTAAGAGGCGGGAGGTCCAGTTAGAGAGGCGATTGGTCGAGCTTCGACGCGACCGTCGAATCTTCTTCTACGTCCCTCACGCCAAGCAGGAGCTGTTTCATAACGCAGCGGACTTCCACTACCGCTACGTTCGGACCGGTAACCGTTGGGGTAAATCTACGTGTGGCGGTACGGAGGACACCGCGTTTGCCCTTGGTTACCGGCCTTGGCTCTCCGAGACCGATCCACGACGGACTCTTGGTATTCCTCGGCACCCGACGAAGGGTCTGATCGTCACTACCGACTGGGACAAATCGACGGAGGTCTTTACATCCACCGAAGAAGGTCCGAGCCAAGGTACTCTCTTCCGCTACATCCCAAAGGACTGTCTCATTGACTTCACCAAGAACCATTCCGGTGCAATCGACTGTATTAGGGTGCGACATGTTTCCGGCGGCACCTCCACCATCCACCTTGACACCGTTAAATCGTTCAAGCAGAACCCTCTCGGTCAGGAGTCCTCGGCGTGGGACTGGGTGCACTTCGACGAACCCGTACCCGAACCTATGTTCAACGCAATCATCCGTGGTATGATCGACCGTGATGGGCGTTGCTGGTTCACCTGCACCCCGTTGGAGGAGCCGTGGATTGATGCCAAGTTCATTCCGAACCTCGAACTCCAGTCTCTCGAGACCGTGGATGCTCATCATGGTGACTTCTGGATGATGACGGGCAAAACCGACGACAATCCCCACCTCGACGCTGCTGCAATCGAACGGGTGATGCAAAACTATTCGGAGGACGAGCGCGAGACTCGTCGTTCCGGTATTCCCAAAGCCTACTCCGGCCTCGTCTACAAAGAATTTGAGTGGGGCGTTCACGTTCGTCGTAACCCTCCCTACGGTTGGAAGGACTGGACGTCCCCACCTGCCGACCACGCGATCCGTTTCGCCATCGACTACCACCCACGCAAACCCCACCACGTCCTTTTCATCTCAACCTCTCCGAACGAGTATCATTACGTCTTCGCTGAAATCTTCGAGTCATGTCTGATGTCCGACCTCGTCATTGACTGCCGCTTCGTTCTCGGCCTACGTGAGCCCTCCCTTCCCGGTTTGATCGATCCTCTCAGTGACACCCCTAACCGGGTCACTGAGTCCACCCCAATGGAGGAGGTCCTTAGACTTGGTCTGCCGGTTATGCCGGCGACTAAAGACCCACATAACGGGATTCTCAAAGTCAAGGAACTCCTACGTCGACGTGACCGTGCGGGTAATCCGACGTTTATAGTCAACAGTGAATGTAAACGTTTCCTGTTCGAAATCTCGCGCGGTTACGTTTGGGATGGTGAGACCAACAAGCCAAAGAAACAGAACGATGACGCGATGGAGAACCTTTACCGTCTCGCGTTGCAGGGGTTGTTCTACATCGAGCCTACGACGGCGGCGGACTATCGTGCGCCTAGTCGAACCGATATCGATCAGGTTGATCTCGACGACGATCTTTTCACGGAGGACTTAGTTCCCAATATGGGTAGTAACAGATTCAGAGAAAGGTATAGGATATAAATATGGCAACACCACCAAGAACAATAGCAGGGTTGGCTGACTTATTAAATACGTTTAAACAGAACCCGATAGCGGAGGGTCCGCCGCCAAGTATAGCAGACATACTGGCGAGTCTACCACCGAATATATTACCTCCTGGTATACTACCACGGACTACACCTCCACCACCACTTACACCTCCAGGAGGCGGTGCGCCCGGGCCGGTTCCGATTACGCCACCAGAGGGAAGACCACCACCGCGTTTCATAGGCCCGCCCGTGCAGGCGCCACCACCTGAAGGAACTGCACCACCCTTTACTCCACCACCAGGTGTGCCACCTGAATTTCAACCGGTGTGGACTAACCCTGCCCTCGCCCAAAGACTATTTAACCTTCTTGGGACGGAGGGGCATATTCGACCGCACACTCCGGAAGCTCCACGCCCACCGGGAACTCCACGCACACCAAGACCACGGCCAGGTGAGGGCGTGGGTGGGACCGCGGCTAGAGGCGGACCCAATTTGGAGCGTCAGGGCGATACCGGTCGTGGGGAGGGTAACCTAGGAGTAGCTTAGTATGCCGAATCCATACCTTACCCCAAGTGGGAACATTGCGCCATACGTCGCTGGAAGTCCTCTAGACCCATTAACCATAGCGGGTCAGCCTACTCCCACACCGGCACCCACTCCGTACGTTAGTGGCACTCCATTCCCCACCGCCCCCAATGCAGGGTTCGTGATGCCGGATGGGTCTGTTAGTGTAAACCCTCCGGCTGGGTATCAATATCCTACTTATAACCAGCAGGGGTTTATAGTGTCGCCTTCGCCACCTCCCTCTTATAGTACTAACCCGTATTCCACTGCCCCTGGTATGACTCTTGGAGGTACTTCTTATCAGGATTCGATAGTTCCATTCCCAGGAGGTATTAATACTCCCACTCCATTTACCCCAGTAGATGTTACTCAGTTCGGCCCTGACCCGTTTTATCAACCACCATCCACTACTGCTTCGTTAGATATTACTGGTGCTACTGACCCTTACGGGAGTACTATCCCGGTTTATCCAGGTGACATCACCGATCCGAGTATGGGAGCGTCATCGACGCCACAAAGTAACCCAGTGATAGCTTATTACGATGCAAATGGAAATCCTGTTTATTTCGATCCTAGTGCCGGAGCAACTGAGATACCGCCAGGCGGTAGTGCTACGAATATTTACGGACCTGGGATGGATACTATGGCTCAGTACCAGGCGATGCTAGCTGCCGACGCGGCTGCGGCAGGCCAGGGTGCTCCTTCTGGACCACCGACTGGACCACCTATTGGACCACCTATTGATCCGACTACCGGGTTGCCGATGGGTTCACCTGGGAGTTTGACTAACCCGGCTGGGCCAGTTCCGATGTACAAGACTAATGCTCAGGGGCAAACACTCGCTTACGATCCGACTACTGGTGGTTATAGTATAGTTCCACCAGGATATATTGCAACACCGAGTGGTGTTGTGCAAGGCCCCGGTACAATGACGGCCTCGAACTACGGCCCGAGTTTTTCTTATGGCCCTGGTTACACACAGGGTAGTAGCACGTTTGGTGCGAATCCACTACACGGTGGTGGCAACCTAGCGAACGTTTCAAACACCGGCGGGGGCGGTACCGGTTACTCGCTCTACGGCGCTACAGGCGGCGGCACGGGCGGTTATACTCCGATTGGTATTGGAGGGCCGACTGCTGGTACTTTTGGAACCCCGGAGGACTTTGGTGGTGGTAGACGGGGTGGTGGAGCGTTACCAGGCTGGAGAGTGGGGCCACAGGGATATGGTTATTATGGGCCAACCGCTACCCCGGCACAACAAAAGTATATGGCGCAACAACACGGCGCGGTAGGCGGAAAAATAAATTTGTTACCGGGCGATGTTTATGGGTCTGGTGGTCCTGCTCCTTATGTCGGTCAAACAACGACCAATTCACTAGGACAAACGTTTGTTTTTAACGGTAGTACTTGGGTGCAAGCTAGTGGTCCTGGAGCGCCTCCTAGTGTTACTGGCCCGGCTCCTATTATACAGGACGTTGGGGCAAGTAGGGGAGGGGCACCAGCACTTTTGACAACATAACAAATGTCCCTCGAAACCTTTACAGAAGCACTTCACGACATCAACTCTCGTGAACACGCGGAGTTGTTGCGTCGCACCCGAAACCTAATCGACGGTAGTCGTTCGGACATGGCATCGTACTACAACTTGTGGGACCGACACGACCTCGTGTTCCGAGGAAAGCGTTTCCCATCGCGTGAGGACATTAAACAATTCCAAAAGGGTCAGCCTCCAAAGTTGATTGTGCCCCTCACGTACGCGCAGGTGATGACCTTTGTTGCGTACGGAATCATGACGGTGACCCAAAACCGTAGATTCTTTGAGTTGGAGCCAACACACCACGAGGAGGACCTTCTTTCCGAACCCCTCGAAATGATTCTGGAACGAGACCTACGTAAAAACTACTGGACGACATTCTTGGTGCAATTCTTTTTAGACATAGGAAAGTTTTCACTAGGCGCAGCTGAGGTCGTGTACCACGAGGAGTTTCGTTATATGAAAGTCCCAGTGAGTCGAGAGGTGGAGGGTGCGTTTGGGGTCCCAACGACGGAGGAAACGACAGAGTATACACGACTCCTCGTATTCCGCGGAAACCGAATACATGCGGTGTCTCCATACCGTTTCTTTCCCGACACTAGATTGCCTCTAGCTCGGTACCAAGATGGTGAGTTCTGTGGTTCGGAAGACTTGTTCTCTCTCGCGTCATTGAAGTCACAGTCGGAATACCTTTTCAACCTTGACAACATTCCGAAGTGGACTGAATTCGGTTACAATCAGCGTCGCAAAAAGTCCCGTATCGACCTTGGTCCCGACCGGCTCAATATCAACCCCAACCTCGGTGCCGGTGTAAAACAAGACGCCACTCATTCGATCGACAACATGGTCTCCGAAGGCACGGTCGTCATCTCAAAAGGCGTTTTTAGTTTCATCCCCGACGACTTTCAACTCGGAGAGAATGGTCCTAAACCCCTCGGTACAGCAAAATATCCGATCCGTTATATCGTCTGGTATGGTAACGACCGCACAATCGTCCGTTTTGAAGAGGCAACATATTACCACTCCCTTTTCCCTTACATCTGCGCGCAGTACTTACCAGATCAGCAGCAAGACATCAATGAGAGCCTCGCTGACATGTGTGAGAAGATTACGGATTTGATCACTTGGAAACTGAACACTCACATCGCGTCTCAGCGGCAATCCGTCTTATCGAAATTTGTGTACGATCCCGCCGCCATAGACTCAAAATTCTTGGGCGATACACAAGTGCCGTTTGTTCCGTTGAAGAAAAACGCCGCTCTTACGGGGACTGGAGTCGACCGTTATATAAAGCAATTCGTGACGCAAGATGTTACTGCTAACGTACTCCGCGACGTCGCTGGCCTTAAAGACCTTAACGAAAGTGTCACCGGTATCACAGCCCAAATGCAAGGACACTATTCGAGCGGTCGACGTTCCGCAACGCAAGATCGTGTTGTCGCACAAGGTGCCTCCTCCCGTGGTAAGACCGTTATCGGTTGTATTTGGGACTCGGCTTTCGAACCTCTTGGCCGTCAGCTCATTGCCAACAACCGTCAAGAAATGGATCGTGAAACCTTCTTCCGTATCATCGGAAAGCGAACCTGGCCGGTGAACGATACGACTGGTATTCCCTACACCGACGACGAGGTCTTCACCATGTTCAAGTCCGACGCTGAAGGTATCGCTACGTTTGAATCCTTCTTCGTCTTCGATGGTACCCTACCATCTGAGAAATCGTTTCTTGCACAGTCGCTTCAAGAGATACTCATCGCCTTGTTACAGAACCCAGAGTTCATGCAGGTTTTGGGTTACGGTCCTCAACAGGTTCGTGAACTCTTTGACCAAATTTATCTACTTCGTGGTGTTACGCCTGCGCGTATGCCACAAACAACCCAGGCATCGGCTCCGTCGGTACTGCCGTCTCCACAAACAGGTGGTAATGGTAGTGCTGCGCCCGTTGCCACTCCCGGGCGAGTATAATGGACCAAGCCGGCGACAAAGGGAAGTTGGAAAACGAGAGGGCTATGATTGAGTCATATCTTTCACACCCTATAACTCGTAAGATCATAAGCGACAACAAGGAAGAACAGGAGAAGTTAGTCAACTTGATTTGTGCACAAGCCATAACTGATGTTGAAACCTTCTTTGCCCACCATGAAGCCGTTGGTCATCTCCGAGGACTCCGTCGTGCTGAAGCTATTATACGCTTCGACCTAGAGGAAATTAAAGAAAAACTAGAGGAGTTATAGTATGCCAGACGAGATTGAAGAGGTAGAACAGACAGGTGGTGAAGGTGGAGACGGTGGTGAAGTTAGAGCGCCGGTCGACGATAGTTCGAAAGAACTTGCAGACGCGGCGAAGGAACTTCGAGGTGTAGTGGATGGTTTAAAAGCCACCCCGCCACCTCCTGCCGCTGGACTCACTCCCGCACAAAGAGCAGAACTTTGGGGAGTCTTTGACCCTGAAAAGGGTAGGACTGACTTCATGAGAAAGTTCTTTCGGATGAACCCTGAGGCCACGCCACAAGAACAACAAGAAGCTAAAGAACTCTTTGCGTACGCGCATGAGGGTATGGTGAGGCAGTCTCTAACCGGTGCTCGGAATTTTGACCGAATCATGATGGACGAAATCGACAGGAAGTACGGACCAATCTTGGAGTACGTGCAGCAAGCCGCGTTGCGCGACCGACAAGAACGCTTCTACTCAACCTTCGAGTCGTTGAGAGATAGTAAATACTTCAATATCATCAACGCTGTTTCACAGCAGCTAATGAACAAACGTTACGAAAACGAAGGAGAATACTTTAAGGACCTTGCTGAAAGGTCCGCTAAGGCGATTCAGGAGATAGTTCCTGATTTCGACCTTGGTAAGGGAAAGAAAACAAAACAGGCTGGATCAGCGGTGCGCATACCACGTTCAAGCGTTGGAAGTGCAGCCGCGGCGAGGAGAGGAAGTTCGACTGACGATGACAATCAAAAGAACGACATCGACAGTTTAGAATAACCTTTCAGACTTCTTACCACCAGTAAAGAAAGGAAAACACAATGGCCTTTGGGCTATTATCAACAAACCTAACGACTCAATACCAGTCGTTAAACTCCCGTAGGAAAATCTTTTATCAATTTCCAACGGGAGCTGCTCCGTTAATGGGGCTTTTGTCGATGCTTCCTTCGGAGGATACGGACAAACCGACCTTCGGCTGGTGGGAGCGTCGATTCCCGATACTGAGAACCAATACGGGAGCCTCAGGTGCGGCAGTGTTTGCCTTGCAAGGTGGCGGTGCTCTCACCGACTCCGGCACGGGCGTGACCATGACGAAGGATGTAGTATACCGCGTCACGGTCTTAGACACGTCGCAGTTCAAAGCAACGCATGTTATTCAACTACGTAACGTGCAGAACCAAACCGGTGCTGTCACACCTGACATGACCGGTACGGTTACGGCAATAATCGACGCAACGCACCTTGAGTTCCGTCCCTACTCCACCTACACTGGAGTCAAGAACGGAACCGCGGATGCAGCACCGAATAACTACGGTCTGACCGTACCAATCATCGGCACTGCAAACCAAGAGGGTGCACAAAGCGGACCGGGTGTAATCCAATACCCGGTGAACCCGTTAAATCTCACACAGATTTTTCGGTCTGCGTTTATGATCACGAGAACCCAGCTGAAAACTGGTCTCTTGTTCGATAAGAGCGGTCCGTACAAATTGATGGCGTGGGAGAACGGACTCCGTCACATGGTTGAAATGGAGAAAGCGTTTATCTTCGGTCAGAATGAATCGGTGCTAGTGACCGATCCTCAGACTGGTGATGTAACGCCAGAGACCAAAACCGGTGGGTGCATTTGGTTCCTCCAACAGTGGGAGGCAGCCAACTCATTCTACCGCGGTGGCACAGGCGCACCCGCGGTTACGTCAAACCTTGACGATAACAAACGGATCATCGACTTCGGTGGCGTTCTCACAAAGAACGATACTGCGGCGATGCCCGGGTTTAATACCTGTATGGCTCGGTTGTTCCGCAAGACAAACGACAAGGCCTACGAGAAACTCTGCCTCTGTGGTGGCACATTGCTTCAAGTGGTCAACTCGATGTTTGAGCGTGAACTCACCCGAACCGTTGCGATGATTGACAAGGAACGCGACATCGAGTTCATTGTCCATTCAATCGTGACTCTGCGTGGAACAATCCACTTCAGAGTGCATCCGTTGTTTGATGAGGACCCGGACCTTCAAGGTGCTGGGTTGTTTCTCGACCTTGGGAACCTTAAGTATCGCTACCTCACGGATAGTGATACCGTGTTTCTCAAAGACCGGCAAGCACGTGACCGTGACAGTCGGAAAGATGAGTGGATCTCGGAGTGCGGACTTGAACTTCGCTTCCCTGAATCCTGCATGTATTGGAAAAACGTTCTAGCACTAGGTTAATATTATGGCTAACATGACGCGATCTCAAGTAGCGTTCAACGCAGATTGGATGACTGGACGGAACCGGCGGATTCTTAAACGTGACGTAACCCTGACCCTAACCGGTCAGGGTGGGTTAACGAACCGAATTGTCGCATCGGCTCTCGGCTTGTTAAAAATAGTTGACGTATCCGCTTCACGGGACAGTGCCAACAACGTAATCGCTGCACAGCCAAGTTACGATGGAACGTTTATTGTTCTATCGGTCACGACTGCAGGAACTCCTGCGGATAGTAGTGCAACTATCCGTATGGTGGTTGACGGCTTAATTGACTAGAAAGGAGGAATATGAAGGTACCATACTTACGGGACTGGCGACCGGACTCTTCACAGGCTGCTAACGTGTCTGACACCCCAATGTTAAACACGGAGGCTCGTGAGAGCGTCGACTACTACGAGAAGAACGAGGTTGGAAAGGAACTAGTTGTAGTTCACCCTGACTTCGGAGAACTCGGTTCGAAGGGTCGTTACTAAATCTCAACCCCATACCGTCAATGAACTTAGCGCAACTAAAAGCTATTGCAGCTGCGTATCATCAGAAACAGATCACCGATCTACAAATCGGAGCGGTAGACCTTTTTCTTGTTGCTGCGAATAACGCTCGAAGGAAAGGCGAAATGCTACACAACTTCGAGTATGCAAGGTGTTCAGCGACGCTATCCATTGACGGTATTACGGGTGGGGATATACGAAACGCAACGATAAACGAACCTGGGTTTAGTACCATAAAGGAAATCACTAACATACAGGGATTGCGTAACAACACGGAGTATATTCCTGTCGACTACACCCGACTCGACATGGCGATTGAACGGAAACGGGAAGCCATTGAGGTTAATTCTTACTACTGGCGTGGGTATGGATACCGTTACCCAGGCGATGCGGAGTGGCAATTTCGCACATCGAGAGGTGCGATTACGCAACGAGGACATATTCTGCTTCCGTTCCCCACAGCGACGGCCGCGACAGACACTCCCTGGACCGCCTACATTGAAGCATACGGTTGGCTTCTAGACTACACCGACGCTGACCTTGCGATCGACATTGAAACGGCACCGCCGAAAGACTTCTTTATCGACCAAGGCTTTGCCTACATGCAGTGGGCAACGATCATCGAACTCAACAACCTTTTCTCCACTTTCGTTCCCCGACAGGAAGGTAACGTAGGGGTTCCAAAAGACCAACTCGACAATGCGTGGCGCGATTTCGTCGTTTGGGATTCGTATATTGTAAATGAAAACATGACAGTCAATGCCTAGTATCACTAAAAATCCAGGTCCGTTATTGACGTCCGAGATCATTGGGGGAGTGAGTTTAGTTCCCGATGAGTTCCGGGCGCAGGTTCCACTTGTAATAACGAATCAGGAAAACCCTGTCGACGTCGAACCGGACGACCCTGCTATGGATAAGACGGGTCTTCTATTGGAGTCGAGGGTTACTCAGACTCGGACCGACGAGCGTAAAAAGACCAACTCGTTCTTGAAGTCAAAAATCTTAACCTCCTTAGTGTCTAGTGTTAAGTTGCGTGATGGTCAGATTGGAACGTTGACTCGATCGCTTGTTCCGGTAGGAACCATGCTGCCAGTCGATGCCACAACCGAGGAGGCGAGTCAAAAGAATCTTGGGACTGGAGAGATGGTTCAAGAGGTTCTTGAAGCACCCACTGTCTTCCCCGCGGCGGTGTACGGTGTTCATATACCCGACGTCATTCCGGAAGAGTTTCGAGTAGCAGTACCAACCCAGAACACGGAGATCACCGCAGCTGGTCAGGCTAATACGAGTCCGGTTCTTGGGACCGGCGAGCTCGTGCACGAGGAATCCAACGTCGATATCTGGAAGAAACGGACTAAGTCGGTTTTCCGTTCCAGCGTCGCCGTTCCCGTAACCCTCAACGACTCCCTTTTTGCTGGTCCGGTTGGAGCGGCGGAGTTTGCTAGCACCGTTACTAAGGCTAACACTCTAGACAACGGACAGCAGTCTATCCTGACAGGGTTTTTGGTTCTACGTTCTAACGTCAAAAACCTCGGCAACAACCAAAGCCTACGCGAAGCCGAGACCATCGACGCGTTTCCTACGCTCACCGATAACCTAATGGACCGTAAGACCGGTATCATTTCCAACAAGGTCAAGACGATCGTTGCAACTGGCACCGCAAACCCTGCTGGGTCGGAGCAGATAACACTTGATAAGTTTAGGACCCTACGAACCACCGAGACCGTTGACCCAACCTCGCTCGCCTCTATCTCGTGGAACTTTCCGGGAGTCACAAATATGCAGGTGCCCACCGAACTCACGAGTATTACGGTTTACCAAGAAGGGAACGCGGGTGCCGGAAACTATAACGAATCTGGCTCCTACGCCCTTACTGCTCATGGGTCTGGTGGCGTTGCACTCAGAGGTCATGCACAAGGAAGTGCTACAGCACTATACGAGGTTGGATACACCGTGAAGGAAGCGTGGGGCGAGAATGTTCCATGCACTCACGTTCTATTCTTCGCCGCTTCTACGTCTACACGAGCGAGTTTAATATCGCGAATTTCTACGATCATGGCCATTACCGTCAACGACTGGCCGATATTTAAACCACAGGGGATAGTTGTGGTAGTTAACGGCGGGAAGAGTAATGTCCAACTCGAGTTATCTGCGGTGGCTCATGACGTAACTATTGCTGACTTCAATGGGGTCGTCCAGCTTTCGGCAAGCGCGAGGACTAATGGTGGAGGTTCTTCACTCGACTTTGGTGCTGCTACTAAAGCCGTTCGTATTCCTCCAACGATTCACGGACTCATAAATGTAAGTGGTGGAAACTCCTTCACCGAAAGTTACGCGTCGTCTAGCTCGATTGGCACTGGAGTCAACACGACAACGGGAACTATAAGTGGGTCCGCGACCGCGAATGTGTTGACAACGTCTTTCCCTGCGACGGCGGGACAATCAACCATTCCGACGAGTGGTAGTTTTGTTCACAAATTAAATGCCGAACCTTACCTCCCTGGCACCATTATGGTCCATGCGGAGGTGATAGACTTTGCAAATGTGGGATGACCCTTTAGATCAGAACGGGGACGATGAAGCTGCAACGGCGTTACTAAACTTCTATCGTCGGAACATTGAGGCACGACCTCCATTTCAACCAAGGCCAAGGTTCGAAGTGCAGACGGACGTACAGATGTTTGGTACCCATGAGATGCGTCCGCTTGACCCACCAAAGGCTGCACCATCGGTGGAAGGGGGAGCACTGCAAACAAACTTCCCTCAGTCCTTCAACTGGCTCCCTGTTGCAGTTGGGTTTTTTGGGGTGTGGAATAATCTCACTTTGTACGCCTATACTCCTGACTTTAGTGCTCAATACGCTTTTAACGGTACCGTTACCGTACCTGTTGACACCGCTTTTTACACGGCTTACTCTGGTGGAATCGCAATAGGGACAGGAACTCTTTTTGGTCTCTTTGCT